AATAGTTTTCTTTATCATCTTCTTCTTTAGTGGCTATATTAATTAATTTAAATACTATGATTGCCCCTACAAGAAGGGCAACCACATTAGTTATAAACAAACCAAACATTATTGGGATATTTGTTTAGAGTAATTAGCAAGGCCTTTATGGTAATAATATACAAAGGCATTACTCTTGATGAAGTTAGTTACTTCAAAGTCCCTATCTTCTGCACTTCGTACACTATCTTTCTTGCAATTATCTAACTTGTAGTCTTCATGACCACCAGTAAGTTGAATCTTACTTGCATATCTAACTGCTCTTTGGTTATGTGAAGAGTAATTAGTTAAGGCATTGTACACATCATAAAGAGTAGACTTATCTTTAGGAGTCTCCAACACTTTTAGAAGTAAGTTGTATTTACTTTCGTTCTTACCTGCAAACTTTTTAAATAGTATATCTACATCTGCAGAAGTAAGGTCAGTGTGATTATACACTTCAAATCTATTAGACATATTAGTAAATGTTTTATTAAGATGTCTAAGTTTTTCAAAGGTAGTATCCACATCAAACTTTTTAGTGTGACGTTTGATAGATGAGTTTACATCTTCAAATGATGTCATACCATTAGCACATATTAATCTTACAAACATTGCTCTAAGTGTAAATACTAATGACGCATCGTAACTTGATATAAGTTCAATACCAAATCTTAACTTGTCATTGTCATTCTTAGACATGCTGTAAGGTTTGAATGCACTATCATCACCAAATAATATTCTCAACTTCATGTAGTTTAGATCTTCATGAATTGAAAATTGTATATTTGTATTTGATATATCAATACCATAATCATCTAATGCATCTGATAATTGATACAATATATAATCATATGGTATTAGTTGGTAGTTAGCACCATGCAAATGTATTGCACGATTGTTCTGCATATCTACCACAGCATAAGTTGGTTTATTCAACTTATAGTTCTCCTTAATTATATCTATCTTCTGTAGATTAACTGGAGTCTTGCACATATTAAAGACTGTGCTCTCTTCTTCTTGTAATCTATTAACTAGATTAGTCATGTTGTTCTCCTGTGTTGGATTGTTTATTTTCATTAACTACTCTATAATATTCCATGAGTGAGTCAAGTTGACTAAACTTAACCTGCTCAAACTGTATAATAGTAAGGTGATCGCTAACATCTACACGATCTATATTATAGACTTTCTTACCTACACTAAACCATTGTAATGTAGATACAGAAATATTCCTAGGTTGTTTCTTCTCTAGGTCATGGGCAAGTATGTATTCATCTGGGTTAGTAGTTCTCTTCTTACCCTTACGTTTATACATAGTGCCATCGGTTTGTTTCCATGTCTTCCTATCTTTAAGATCAAACGTACCTTCCCGATAGCTTCCATCTTTCTTGATGAAACCTGCACGAAATTTACTAGCTTTTGTTTGAGTCATTAAAGAATAAAGTATATTTGAAAAGTCACCTAATTTTACTTTTAGTATTTCCATTTTATTCCTGTGTTGTTTGATTGATTTATATTCGGGGTGCTAGTCGTGTAGCGGTTCAGCTAACCGAAGTCATCTGCTTCTTATCACACGTCTTCCTTGATCGCATCTAACACCCCCCTTGATTGTTACAGCTGTGGACACGGCATTAAATGTAGTTTCCTACTTGCCGAGTATTATTCAGCATTCTTCCTGTATTTTTCTTCCATATAACAAAAAAGGGCAACCAACTCTCGCTGATCGCCCTTTAGTTATACTAAATTATTTAGTTAAAGTCAAATACGTTTTGCTTTATGCGTATTCGGTAAAAAATAAATAGTCTTAGGTGTTTTTATTTTTTTATGCCTAAGATCTTTAGTTTTCTCATAGAAATTACCATCATCATCATGATAAAGCAATGTAGTTTTACCTCTGTATCCATCTATATAATAGCCAGATAGCTTAAGTTTTTTCTTAGGCATCTGGTTTTTTATATATATTTTCTTGAGGATGTACTGCAGATAATGTAGCATTCTCTGGAATTTTATCCAGATCCTTCTTATCAATGCTGTACTCTCTTTGAACAGTGATGAACTCAATCTTATTCATGTTTTGCACCATGGCAATACAAGTACGAAAGTCATCACAGATATCGAGAGGTATACCTTTAGCATCGTTGAACTTCTTTGCTGTTTCAAGGATGAAAGAAGTGATATCTTTTTTCTTCATGTGTTTTCCTTTGTTATAATTAATTAATTATATTTATTGATAGCAAATAAAAAAGCCCATGTCAAATTAATGACACAGGCTTTTAGTCTCTAAGTTATAATGCCGACTAGCATTTGGATTATAGGCATAACAACTAACAAAAAGAAAGGTATGCCCATAATTAAAGTATATAATAAATACATAAGACTTATCCTTTCTGTAAATTAATTTAGGAATATCATAGTAATATATTTCTGTCAAACTATTTGACTTTTATTAATAAATAATATACAACTTTAATTGTACAAGATATTTGTGAAGTGCAAAGTACAAAGTAACAAATGTCGGGGGTAGGAAGTTGCAACGCTACAAAGCCTACTGCTAGATTGCTGTTAAATATATTACTCAGCGATTGTTTGAAACCTGTGGGGTGGATATAAATTGGAATTTATTTGCTTGGCGAAGTATTATAAATCACACCCCATTAGCCTAATTAAAAATTATGAATACAAGATTATTAAAATTTACAGAGATGAAAAAGTTTATCGAGTGGTTAGATGTAAACAATGTACATCCTACAACTTGGGAAGTCTTTAAACATTATCCAGAAAGTATTGATTACAAAAAACTATTAAAGCGACAAGCTAAAGCTAAAGCTAGGGATAAATTTTGGAAGGCTCGTTGTAAGTCTAGACCTAAGTTTTTTAATGATGAGTACATACCAAAGCGTATTGCACACTTCTCAAAGGCAAGTGATTTAATATCCTACATAATAGAAAGAAAAGAAAGATGAAAGACTTTTATTTATTACTAATATATTTTGCATTGATGACTATACTAAGTTATTTAATAGCTTGGTATAATGGCTATGTTATTTGACATAGACTATAGTAAATGCTATAAATAGGAATAGTTAATCAGAAAGGAATTACTTATGGCTACTAAACCACAGGCTAATACAGTTGATTTACTTATAGGTTTACCTAAAGATTTCAAACCTATAATGAATTCAAATAATTCAAATGATGATAGTGGTATCAAGACAGTTAGATATTTACTAGCATCAAATGAATGGTCATTCGATGATGATCCAGATTGTTTTAAAAAGAAAACAATTATGGATATTCTCAATGACCTATAATGCTCCCTAATGTTTGTTAATAGTAAACACTGGAGGTACAATGACATAACTTAATTTTTTCCTCTTAAGTTAGTTGACAATCGGGCATAGCGGGTAAGTATTTATTCGCTATGTCTTAATCATCATTATCACATTTAAAAGACACGAAAGCTCTTTCGCTATGTCTTAATCAGAATCCCCCAATTTTTTTCTCGTGTAAGTTGTAGAACATTTTGAGAACATTTTAACGTGTAAATTTGTTCATGGTTTGTTCTGGTATTCCAAAATTGCATAGGGTAAAGGGTATGCAAAAATTACATAGCTAAAAAATTAATTTTTTTTATTTTCGCCACAATTCAGACTAGACATTGCCTTACTTTTTTAATAGCTTCTAGACAGTTTTGAATATTTTAATTTTGCATAACATAAATATTCTAGGGTAGATCCCGCAGTATATTCTCTGGTAGTGACAGCAATTCCAGGGTTTAAATCTGGCCGAGGCTCTTGGAAAATGGTATCCGAAAAAGTTCAAAACATTAATTAACCCCCAACAAAGAAAGGCTTTTATTATGAAAATAAAAGATACAAAAAAGGCTCAAAGTTTGAGCAATAAAACGTGGACAATGGTTCAAGACGTTGCGACAAGTGAACGAAAACTAAACGGCTCAATGTTGTTTATTTGTAAAAATATGTTTGATTTATTCAGAGACGGCAAAATGCCGATAAATCAGTATTTTGGCGAAAAAATTAACAACGCAGATCCGATGAACATGTTCTTTAATATTGATGGCACTAGAAAAACATTAATAGCTAAAGATTATGGACTATTTGTTACGCAATGCATGATCCCCGCACTTGATCAGAATTTGAATGATTTCCAAAAAAATCATCCTTATGAGTTCAATGTGCTGACGCAGGCTAGCCCAGTTGTTATGTTTTTAATTTGTAATCATGAAATTTATGAAAAAGGAAACTTCTTAAATTTAGAAACAGATCCTGTTCAATTCAAAATTGATTGGAACATTTTAAAAACTGTTAGCAATGCTTCTTTAAAGAGTGTTACTCAAGATGAAGAGGATCAAACCAAAGCTGAAAATGTATTTAGAACAGCTTTATTTGAAAACTTCTTTTTAAAGAGTGAAAAGGGCAAAGATTTCTGGACTACTTTCAGAGGTGATAGAGGACTAATCGAGTTTGTTAAACAGTACTTTATGCCAAAAAAGATTGCTTCAGAAAACGTAAAAAATGCGGTAGAGTCAGAAACATACAAACAAGTGAAAAAGTTGAACGATCTAGAAAAGGGCATTTTTGGAACTACTCACAACTTAACAGTTGTAGCTAAAGAAGAGCAGGGCAAAGGCGGAAACGCTGACCAAAGGCTACAAAACGAAGTGAAAGAGTTTTCCGAAACAGCAGAAAAAATTGTAGATTTATTCGCTAAGAATAAAAACCCAATTACTCAAAAGGCTCTTTTAGATCTTTATTTGTATATTGTTGATGCTTTACAAAGTGAAAACTTTGAAGAGTTTTTTAAAACTAAATCTAAGGCTAAAGTAGTTTTTGATCCAACAATCAACAAAGCAACTTTTGATACTTCAAGCGGTGACTTCTGGAAATATGTTAGCCAGATATAAATATCACCCCAAATGCTTTTGCAGGCTTTGTAAGTTTTTCAGAGCCTGTAAAAATGCAGATCCAAATATAATTGGAATAAATATTAGTTTATTTATTTTAGGTATTATTTGCTCTGCTTTATGGATAAATCTTATTTATCTATTTATCTCTCTCTAAGTTAACACAGGGTAACCCTAGGGACAAAACCTCGGGTTACCTCGGGATCCTGTAGGTGTTAACAAACTTTCCCCAGAAAAAATTCTCTTAACCTTAAGAAATTCCCTCGAAAATTTACTAGGGATAAACCCTAGAAATTTTCTCGAGCCCCCTAGGGCTTAATAAGGTGGCCACAAGTGGCCCCATAATTCTCTAAAAAAAATCTTAGGTCACACCCCATGCGTGTGCCAGGGGGGTAGTCCTATATACTATACATACGGAAGCCAGAAAATCCCCAAAGTCCATGTTAACCACACTGGGGGCCATATATTAGGGCATAATATTCCGACCATATTCCTGGGAATACCCTATGGGGTAGTTGTACATTTACGAATAGGATAGGTGTAAAGGCCCCCCTGGGTGTTCCTATAAATATTATACACCCCATAATCAATTTTGTCTATGGTGAATATGTCGCAGGTGTAATTATTTAAAAATAAATCTTGACAAAATTGGTATATAGCCTTATAATATATATTATATATTATTCAACGGACACACATACACGCACATCGCCAGTAGGCAAAAAGAGGTCATCACGAATAATACTTTAAACTATGAAATTCGAAGCAAATATACCATCTTACTTAAGAACAGGAGCAGGAGTATTCCCTGTGAAAGAAAAGTCTATGCCAAAACGTATGGAATCTAGTAATTTCTACGAAATGGCTAAACAAGGCTTTGATATGCCTGTAGCAAATGAGACTAGAATGCCTGCATTTGCCCCAGTAGAGACTGGTAAAGTTGCAAATCCTAGAAATACTGTAAATTTTTTAGATGAAATGCAGATGAATATGGCAAGAAAACCATTGAAAGGACAAGGTACACTTGATATGGATCTTCCAGTTAAAATGAAACCACAATCTTCTCTAGAACAAGAGGAAATTAGACAGATAGATTTGGAAAATCAAAAATCTTTAGATGAATTAGATGATGATTTACCAGATAACGAAACAAAATTGGATGCTCAAGACATATTCATCGGTTAAAGAAGTACCTTTTAAAGAATTAATGGAGATTATAAATGCAAGACATGGATTCTTCTATAGTAAAGACTCAAAAAAGAAACTTAACAGATATGCAAGAGAAGTTTCTAGACGTTCTTTTCTCAGAAGCACAAGGAAACCCAAGAGAAGCAGCTAGAATAGCTGGATACTCTGAGCATAGCTATCCTAAAGTCATTCGTAATCTTAAAAAAGAAATCACAGAGTTGGCGGAAACCCACTTATCAACGCACTCTGCTAAAGCTGCTACTAGGTTAACAGCCTTACTAGACGAAGACGGCACTACACCACAAGCAAGTATTCGTCTAGCAGCAGCGAACTCCTTATTAGACAGAGTAGGTATAACTAAGAAAGATCAATTAGATATAAATATGAAAGCATTGCACGGAATATTTATATTACCACCAAAAGATGCAACCAATAAAGATAAAAAAGAGGGCTAAGACTATACCATTTGGTTTTAAACAATCAGATGATCCTCAATACTTAGAACCTATCAAAGAAGAATTAGATGCTCTTAATCAAGCAAAGGAATATGCAAAGACATGTTCATTAAGAGAGACAGCCTCTTGGCTACATAGAAAAACAGGAAGATATATATCACATGTCGGACTCAAAAAAAGACTTGAACGAAATAGCACCACCGAAACCAAAGAAAATAATTCGACAGAAAGCCAAGAAGTCAGTATCACAGATTCTAGCTCGCACTCGTAAGAAAGTTGCAAAGAGAGAACAATCTCTACGTTCTGCTAAACGTGAAGCAGAAAATGTCAAAAAGAAACTGTTAACTATTAACAAAGCATTAACAGGTAAAGAGACACAATTACTTACAGAGGATATAATCGAGAGTGCTCCTAAGACAGTACAAGAGCACATAAAACAGCAAGATGTAATCTTCAAGCCAAACAGTGGCCCACAGACACAATTTCTTGCAGCTTCAGAAAGAGAAGTATTTTATGGTGGAGCAAGAGGTGGAGGTAAATCCTATGCGATGCTAGTAGATCCACTTCGGTATTGCTCTAAAGCTAATCACCGAGCACTCTTAGTGAGGAGGACTATGCCTGAGTTAAGAGACTTAATTCAAAAGTCTCAACTACTATACTCAAAAGCATATCCTGGAGCCAAATGGAGAGAACAAGAAAAAGAGTGGCGATTCCCATCAGGGGCAAAGATAGAGTTTGGTTACGCAGAGAATATGACAGATGCGTTAAGATACCAAGGTCAGTCTTACACATGGATAGGAATAGACGAACTTCCACAATATCCTTCGCCAGATATATATAATTTTCTAAGATCTTCTTTAAGATCAGTTGATAAAGATATACCTGTATACTTGAGAGCAACAGGTAATCCTGGTAACATTGGATCCCAATGGGTTAAACAAATGTTTGTAGACCCAGCAGAACCAAATACAGCTTTCGATGTAGGCATTGATACGCCTAATGGAAAGAAGTATATAACTAGAAGATTTATTCCAGCTAAGTTGCAAGATAATCCCTATCTAATGCAGACAGATGATTATTATATTATGCTTGCTTCTTTACCTGATGCACAGCGTAAACAATTCTTAGATGGAGATTGGGATGCTTATGAAGACTCAGCTTTTCCAGAATTTAGTAAAACAACCCATGTGGTCGAACCTTTTGAGATACCTAGAGGATGGTATAAGTTTCGTGCTGCTGACTGGGGTTATTCTTCTCCTGCTTGTGTGTTA